TCTAGCTTTTGCAGCTGGTAAACATCTATCAGGATTTTTTTTATCTTTGCTGGTACCACAAGGACCTTTTATCTTACCGTCAGTCCCTATGCGAACCCAATTTTGTTCACGCCATTGTTTTAGTTGGCCCATTATCTTCGCCTGTCAGCCATAACAGCGCCTTGACCCCTGATTGATACTAAACCGCCTCTAGCTTTCTTTACTTTTTTGCCTTTTGCTCCTTTTGCATAGTTTGGATCTTTACAATATTTGGAAGCGGCCATATTTGCATATGCGGAAGGATATGTATCAAAGGTTCTTTTTGCCCAGGCTTTACCTTTTGGACAAATTTTACCACCACTTTTTGCTTTCTTTGCCATATTTCGATTATATATCAGATTCTGGCACATATGCACCAGAGTCTATTAATTTTTTTCTATTGACCATATGTTCTGCTTCAACATCGTCTTTACTTTGACCAAAATACTTAACAGCTAAGTTTTGAGCTACCATAGCTTGATTGACATCTAATCCATCCACTACGATACTGCCTAAAACTCTACCATACTTTCCTTTAGAATCTTTGAGTTCACTTCTTAAAACTATTTCATCACCGTCATCTATAGACTCTTGTAAAAATTTGGATGCAAGTTTACCTCTTGCTTTTTCATCTAGGTCACGAGTTCTGGATTCAGGAGTGTCAATACCGTATAGACGTACACGACATTTATGAAGGATACTAAAGCCGAGGTCGAGGACACAATCAATTGTATCCCCATCGACCACACGAGTTACCTCGCATTTATATTCGTACATTATGCCCAGATAGCACCACAGATGGTTTGCACTAACGCATCCTCACCTGAAACATCAGTAGCTGCACCACCGTCTTCTACAAACTTACCTAAATGTTTTACTTCTGTTGCAACTGTACCGTCCAAATGTGCATCTGCTCCTGTACCAGATAATTTATTTTCATAAACAACCATAACTGTAGGATGTTTTGCATTTGCTGTTGCATCTGCTGAACTATCTGCTAAAGGATAAACCTCTGCTCTTTGGACTGATTTCGTACTTGAAATTGCCATTATTTAACCTTCCTTTTTTTATTTTTTCGTTTTATTTTTTTTGCCTTAGGTTTTACTACGACATCGTCTTTGTAAACCATTTTATAGGCTTCATTCTTTGCTGTCGATTTATCATCAGCGACATATCGACCATCTTCATCACGATTTCTGACTCTTACCCAGCCAAAAAATTCTTGCACTTTTTCCCAAAAGCTCATATTAGCACCTCCAGCGCCTGCGAGCCTGCCTAATCCTTGAATTTGGATCATTTCTTGTTTTGGCAGAACTTCGTTTTAGTTGTCCCAAGGATCTTGCGCAATAAGATTTTCTTCTTTTTGCAGCCTTACTGCCAGGCTTTACTTTACCCGTCACAGCAGTTTTAAGTTTAGATCCTGGGTTTTTTCGTCGGTATGCTGCTACACCTTTCTTGGTCATACCAGCACCAGACTTAGTAGGTCGATAGTTACCACCACGACCTACTGTTCTTCTTATGTTTTTAGCCATACTCTTTTACAAGTTCTAATATTATTGAATATGTATCACCTGATGAGTGGCCAACTGTTGTAAAGAGAATATCTCCTGTTTTTCCACTACCTGCATTATTAGGTATACCTGTGAAATTGTCGTAGTATTCATCACCTGTGCTATCAGCCGGTAGTCCTGTAATCAAGACATTACTAGTAGCATCGAAAAATAAATTTACGCCCATTCCTCTTGTCGCCCAATAAATTCTTTGGATAGTTACACTCGTACAAGCATCGCCATTAGCGTTCGCTTGTAAAGCAGAAACATCAACCTTAGCAACAGCACTTTCCCCTGTTCCATCAGAAACATTTGTAAATTTCATGACGGCTTTTCTTTGACCGTCTTGAATAGTTTGTGTTGTTACTGCATCAGCCATTATTTCCTACCTTATGAGTCAGCAAATGGAGTTACTAAGGTTCCTGACCCAAGCAATATTCCTTCTACCATATATTTGTTATCTGCTATTGCAACAACATTTACCACACTACCTGCTAAACCACCACTTGTGGTTCCATCTAATGTAATAACATCATTTGAAGCACCAGAAATAAATGTTTTTCCTGTTGCATTATTTACGCCAGTATACAATCCACCTACAAATTTATCTGTACCGTCTGTCTTGATATCTAAATCAGTAGCAGCTGTTTCAATTACAAATGTAAAAGAAGCTCCTAAATTATTAGCTTGGTTTGGATCACTAGAATCACTAGGAACGGTTGGTACGATTGTTGGTAAAGTAAATTTACCATCTGCATCATTACAAACAAGAACTTTGCCTGCATGAGCGTCTACTGTTAACGTTGTGTCAGCGGTTAAACTGACTACAGCATTGTTACCTGCTGCAATAAATCCAGCTAAGGACTTTATAGGTCCTGAAAACGTCGATTTTGCCATCTTTTTTGCCTCCTATTACTATCGTCTTGGCTTGTCTGCTAGGTCAGTCGATAGCAAGTAATTTATCCTAGAATTAAAGTTTAGCTTAGTAATTTTTTAAATACAAATAAAAAGGGGCCTCGAAAGGCCCCTTGAAACTTGAGATAAGTATTATGCTCCTTGAGAAGCGTCGATACATCTCCAGTTAGAGAACCCAAATGAGTATCTCTCTCTAGCTTTGTATCTCATGTTTCCTGTATCAAAATCACCTTCGAGTGATGTAGACATTGGTGTTCTAACAAAATGTTTGAAACCGTCAGGTACATCAGTCTTCACAAAGTATGCATCAGGGTCATTGAGGTAATGGTTTACCACATAACCTTCAGGTAACATACCTTGGTTATTGATTGAATTGATATCGTTATCAGAAGTACCAGTTCTACCAGGTGAGTTGAGAATTCTGTCTGCCACAAATTGTAATTGTGGTGGAACGATTAACTTAGTGCCTTGTAGGGCAATATTTAATCCTCTATCATCTGTTTGAGTTGATATTCTGATTAAATGATCTTCTAAAGAAGTTTCATTAAGATCAGCAAATGTGGCTGCTCTGTTAGCTGCAACACCACCACCTGAAAGGGGGTGTGATGTAGAAACTAACGGCTGTCCATCTCCGCCTTTGAATGAAGTTGAGAAAGCATTATTAAGAATACTTGCTGCTTTGATTTGCTTGGTGTTAGCCATACTTCTAGCTAATGCTTTAGTATATCTTGAACCTAGTCTGTCATACAGATTATCTTCTACTGCTTCTTCAGTTAACGCAAAAGCTAGAGCAACTGTTTCATGCTCATATCTTGCTGTAAACCCTTCATTAGTATTATCGAATGCCACGCCTTCGCCTTCAGGTTTGACAGGTGCATTACCAAAACCAACGATCATTACTTCTTCTTCAAAAGATCTATCAGAAGTTTCAGTCTCGAAAATTTCAGCGTGCTCATTATCATAACGAGCATACTCCATACCAAACAAAGCGTTTAAGCCTGGTTCTAATTCTTTCGCTAATTGTGCTCTATTTATAGCCATTGTTTACTCCTTATACTCCAGCTTGGTTGTTGTAAGCACCTTCGTTAATTAAAACGATCATGTTTACGTTTGCGCTGCCGAGTTCGTTATTTTCTGAATCTTTAGAAACGCCTACTAATCTGTAGTTAGCTGCAGAGGTACTAGAAGAACCAGCTATTTCACATGCACTTTGGCCTGTGACAGTTGATCCAGCTGAATACGCTACATCTACATTAGATCCAATATCGCTTCTGCTTAAAGTACCAGAAGATTGAACTTCGTAAAGATTAAATGGATTGTCTTCCACAAATGCTACGATATCGCCTGTTGCTGTTTGAGCAGCAGGGAAATGGGCTGAATGCGTAACTTCTTTCGAAGTTGCATCGACGAATTTACATCCTCTAAAGATTCCTAATATTTTTGTGTCGCCAGCAGCATCGGCTACGTCTATGAAACCGCCCGCTAACATTTTTACAGGATCTCCAGAAAATATGCCGTTGGTTGAACCTGATTCGATATTATACTCTGTAACCTTATTTTGGTTAACGCCAGTTAAATTACCTACCAGTTTGAAACCGAAAGCTTTATCTTGGTTTGCCATAATTATTCCTTAATTATTTTCGTTTACCGCCTCCAAACGTTACACTTGAAGTTCTCCTTGGAGACATTATTGGAGAACGAGCATCGGATTCTTTCATGAGGTCGTTGTCAACAGCTTCTTGAGCTGTTTGTGTTCTATTTTCATAGTATGCGTTACGTTCGTTTCTGGTTTCCTCTGGAATCTTAGCTAATAATAAACCACCTACAGCTACCACTCCTGCGTGCTTACCATCTTGAATACTAGGCAACTCAAAATCTCCTATTTCTTCGGACCTGACAAGTTCAAAGCCTTCTCTAGTCCTAGCCATAACATTTTTTTTATCGTCTGTATTCGCAATCTCAGCCCTGATCCATCTATAGATGTATCCTGGAGGTGCTGGTGGGGTTTCTAACATACTTGGGGGAGCCCAAGGTTTGCGTGCTGCGCCTGCATCACGATTATCGGCAGAGCGGGAGTCTCTGTTATTTTCAGGTTTTAAAAACCTTCCCTTATCATCTCTATTCATATTTGTTACCTTTTTACAAATTTTGCGTACTCATTTAAGGGTACGTTCAATTTTTTTGCCATCTGAACTTCAGAAGGCGATAATCTTACTTGCTTTTTACTTGGTTTTGCAGTTGTATCTGCTCTACCTGCTGAAGCAACTCTTTGTGTTGGTTTCTTGATTTTTTCTTCTTGAGTAAAATCGTTTGGAAACCTAGCACGGAGCCTGTTATCAACCTCAGTATAATACTCATCGCTCTGAGGATCAAATCCTTCATCTTCTACTAATTGTTTATGTATAGTAAAAGCAGCGTTTGTCATTATCTCGTCGTTACCAAACCACTCATTTTTTTCTGCCCAAGCTGTTGCCTTTTCATCAGGCTGAACTACTGGAGCTGGTTGTTGAGTTTGTACTTGTGGTTGTTCAATCTCTTGACCTTTTGTCTTTTGTTCTTCTTGGTATTCAAGTTGAGATTTAGAAGACTCAATCTTGCTTTCTTCAACAGCAATCTTTGCAATAATGTCTTGTGCTTGTGCAACCTTATCAAAATCTTGTTCTTCGTAAGCAGATTTTAATGCAGCTTTTGCTTGTGCCTTTTGAGACTTAAGTCTATTTTCTGCTTCAGATAAATAAGATTTGTCTGATTGTGCACCTTTTTGTTTAAGATTCTCATTTTCTTCTTTGAGTTGTGTTGCATATGTGTAAGCTGACTCACTTGCTCTTTCTGCTTCTCTCAAACGACGTGTTAAGGTTGATATACGTTTCTGAACTCTATCAGAATATTGTTCTAGCTCTTC